AGGTGAAACGCGCCGCTAAAGGTGCATGGCCTAATTTACTGCCCTCTTGCGGCGTCACCGTTCCGGCGCGTGGCAAGCATGGCGCTTGCCCGATTTGCGGCGGCACAGACCGTTTTCACTTTATCGATGACCACGGCGGCGGTGAATGGCATTGCCGCCAGTGCGACGACCCAAACCACGGCGACGGCCTTGATCTGGTTGCGCGGGCGAATGGCATTAACGTGACGGCGGCGGCCGAGCTGGTGGCCAGCCCGCTGGGAATTTCTTCCCCGGTAACTGACACCGGCAACAGCGCCACCCGCCAAGACAAGGCCACGATGGAGGCAGACCGGCAGCGCCGGGAACGGGAGCGCCAGCAGGCGGAAGCCACTGAACTGGAGCAGAAGCGCCAGCGGTTCAATCGCCGTTATACCGCGTTATGCAACAGCGCCACGATGGGCGAATCTGCCTACCTGACGGCCAAGGGGCTGACCGGTTTCACCTTCCCCACTCTGCCCGATGGGCGGTTATTGGTGGAACTGACCGACGAAACCGGCGCAGTCACCGCCACGCAGACCATTACCCCCACCGGGGAAAAACGGCAAGTGACTGACGGGGTTAAGCGCGGCGCGTTCCATACGCTGGCAGGCGGGCCAGAGCAGCCGCAGGTGGTCATTATTGCCGAAGGGCTGGCAACCGCCTTGACCGCTCACTTGATGCGCTCCGATGCGTTGGCCGTGGTGGCGATTGACGCCGGTAATCTTCTGCTGGTGGCGGAGGTGATGCGCCGGAAGTATCCCGACGCGCAGATCATCATTGCCGGGGATAACGACTGGCACCAGCCCGGCGAACTGGACGAGCACGGCAAGCCGAAAGTGAACACCGGGAAGATTGCGGCAGAAAAAACCGCGCGTGCTGTTTCTGGCTGGGTGTCCCTGCCCCCAACGGGCCATAAGGCTGATTGGGACGATTACCGCCAGCAGAACGGCATAAAAGCCGCCGCGCGGGCATTTAACGATTCGCTCTATCAACCGAAATCCGCAGGGGAAGGAAAGCCCGCTGATAACCAACGCGACCCGCTCAAGCCTCACGTAGTCAGCCGGAAAGATGGCGTTTTCTGGATAACGCCGAAGGTGGATAGGGAAAGCGGTGAGGTGATCAACTATGAAAGCTGGCTGTGTTCACCGCTTGAGGTGATCGGTACCGGCAGGGACGACAAAGACCAATACCTGATTATCCGCTGGCATCCAGCCGGGGAAAAACTGCCGACAACCGCCGCCATTCCCCTGGCTGACATTGGCGAGCGGGAGGGCTGGCGCACGTTGAAAGCGGGCGGCGTGAACGTGACCACGAAAACCGCGCTCAGGGCCACCCTGGCCGATTGGCTACAGCGTAGCGGCTCCCGCGATATCTGGCGCGTGGCGCAGGCTACCGGCTGGCAGTGCGGGGCCTACATCATGCCGGATGGGGAAATCATCGGCACGCCTGAAAGGCCGGTGCTGTTCAATGGTCGCAGTGCGGCCGCAGCCGGGTACACCGTCAAAGGAACGCCAGAGAGCTGGCGTGATTCGGTGGCGCGTCTGGCGCGGGGCAACCCGTCCATGATGGCTGGTATCGGGGCCGCTCTGGCTGCACCACTCATCGGGCTGGCAGGCGTTGACGGGTTCGGTATTCACTTTTACGAGCAATCCAGCGCCGGTAAGACCACCACCGCCAACCTTGCCAGCAGCCTGTACGGTGAGCCGGACGCTCTACGGCTAACGTGGTTCGGTACCGCACTGGGCATTGCCAACGAAGCCGCCGCACACAATGACGGGCTGATGCCGCTCGATGAGGTGGGCCAAGGTGCTGACCCGGACAGCGTGGCGAAATCGGCCTACACCCTGTTTAACGGTGTCGGAAAACTGCAGGGAGCCAAGGAAGGCGGTAACCGGGATTTAAAGCGCTGGCGAACCGTGGCCCTCAGTACCGGGGAAATGGACATTGAAACGTTCATCGCCTCAACGGGCCGCAGGGTGAAGGCGGGCCAGTTGGTGCGCCTGCTGAATATCCCGCTGGAAAAAGCGCAACAGTTCCACAACACAACGAACGGCAAGGCCCACGCCGACGCGCTGAAAGATGCCTATCAAAGTCACCACGGGGCCGCAGGGCGCTTCTGGATTAAGTACCTTGCCGACCACCAGCAACAGGCCATTGCCGCAGTAAGGGACGCAGAAAGCCGTTGGCGTGCACTGATACCGGCAGACTACGGCGAACAGGTTCACCGGGTGGCGGCGCGGTTCGCCGTACTGGAAGCGGCGTTGTTGTTGGGCTGCGTGGTGACCGGCTGGGGTGTACAGGAGTGCCGGGACGCAATACAGCACAACTTCAACGCCTGGATCAAAGAGTTTGGTACCGGCAACAAAGAGCACCAGCAGGCTATTGAGGCTGCCGAAGCTTTCTTGAACGCCTACGGCCTGAGCCGGTTCGCGCCGCTGCCCTATGACCAGCAGAGCCTGCCTATTCGTGATTTGGCCGGGTACCGGGACAGGGGCAAGCATGATTGTGACGCCATGGTGTTCTACACGTTCCCGGCAGCGTTTGAGGATGAGATAGCGCGAGGCTTCAACACGAAACATTTCGCCAAGGCGCTGGCCGAAGCCGGGATGCTGACACCGCCAGCCAGTGGGCGAGGCTTTCAGCGGAAATCACCGCGCATTAATGGGCGACAGATCAACGTCTACGTGATCCACCACCTGCCGGAAGGCAGCCAGCCAGAGGAATAACTTTTTCTCACGTGCGAGGAAAACTTGTTGGTTCAGTTAGTTCAGTTGGTTCAATTTGTAAAGATGTTTGTTTTTAAAGGTAATTATTTTTCAGAAGTGCCGTTTTTGAACCAACACTGAACCAACAAATGGCCGTTTTGAACCAACAAAGGGATTTTCCCTGGCTGGTGGTAACACATGACTTATGAGCAATTAACACGAGGATTTAATAATGGGCATACTTTCTGTTTTATTTTCCCAGCAGCGCCGCCGCATCGGCGTGATCGCCCCCAGCGTGGTTATCTCTGAAAAACACTCTGACGCGCTGGAGATTACCGAGCATCCGGTTGAGGTTGGTGCACCAGTGAGCGACCACGCATTCAAGCGCCCCTCAGAGGTCACCATGGAGCTGGGCTTTGCCAGTGGCGGTTCACTGATTGACGGCATCGACACCACCAAGATGTTCAATATCGATACCGGGCTATCGTTAGGCACCAGCCCAGCAGATGTTTACAAAAAACTCCTGGCTCTACAGGAAAGCCGGGTCCCCTTTGACGTCATCACGGGCAAGCGCTCCTACAAAAACATGTTAATCCGGGCGATTGAGGTCACCACTGATAAAACCAGTGAAAACGTACTGATGTGTGTACTCACGCTGCGCGAGGTCATTATTTCCGAAACACATAAGATAAACGCGGCTGACAAAGCCGACATGCTGTTTGGCGTCAGTACCGCTCCCACGCAGAACGCCGGAACGAAAACCCTCGTCCCGGTTAACGAAAGTGTTGCGTCAAAAATCCAAGGCGGATTTCAGGCGCTGCTGAATAACTTCAACGGAGATGCACGATGATTATCCGTGAAATACCCTTGGCGCCGGTTAACCAGCAATTCAGCATTAGCCTGGGCGGGAAAGTCGTCAACATGCGCATTCTGTGGCGTGATCAGGCTGGGTGGATCCTGGATTTAACCGACGAGGCAGACGGCGCAATGGCCTATGGGTTGCCGCTGGTACCTGGGCGTGATCTGCTCGGCCAGTTTAAGCACCTGGGTATTAATGGAGTGCTGGTTATCGCAAGTGATGTCACCGCAGAAGAATACCCGACGCAAAACAACCTCGGGATCAGCAGCCACTTATATTTTGTTGAGGTATGAAAATGAGCAAGAACTGGATGCGTCACTTTGAGCTTGTTCTTTCTGACAATGACGGAAAAGGGATTATTTTGAGTGATTTCAAAATTACCTTTGATATCCAATGGAATGATAATAAATGGCCGAGCAATGCCAATGTAAGGATTTATAACCTATCGCCGAGCACGCAAAATCTTATCCTGGCGCGTGAGTTTTCGAAGATGAAAATTATTGCTGGCTATGATGGACTTGCCCCAAGCGTGCCTGAGAGTGACGTTGGCAAGGTGCGGGAGATATCAGATCAGGAAGTCGGCCAGATTAACGGCATGAATTTCGGCCTGATTTATAGCGGCGATATTCGGTTTACGATTTCAGGCAAAGACAATGGCACTGATAGCTGGGTATTTATTCAGGCATGTGATGGGCTGGAAGCGTTTCAAAAAGCGTTTATCAGTGCCACGCTGGCGAAAGGCTACACGCTGAAAGACGTTTATCACCTGCTGATGCGTTCACTCGAACCATACGGGATTGTTGGCGGCAGCGTGCCAGATTTCCCGTCAACGGTATTCCCTCGGGGTAAATCGTTTTATGGCCCCGTTCAGGAATACCTTGATAATCTCGCCGAGCAGTGTAGCGCCCGTTGGCAGTTCGCTTATGGTCGTATCGACATGCGTACTAAAGACATGGTGGCGCATGAGGCGGTTGTTCTTAACTCGCATACGGGCCTGATCGGCATGCCACAGCAGACCATCGGGGCCGGGGTAAATGTGCAATGTCTCATCAATCCCAACATTAAGCTGAATGGCTTGATTCAGCTCGATCAGGCGTCGGTGTACCGCACCGCGCTTCAAAATCAGGATATCTACAGCGGTGTATTCAACGAAAAGGAGATAAACGGCAACCTTGCGCCTATCGGAAAGGTGCGGGATGCCGAGGGAAATTGGGTTGACGCGCCGCCTATGGCTCAGCCGGCCAGCGTGGCCACTGATGGCGTTTATATCGTGCGTTACATCACCTACAAGGGCGATACGCGCGGTAAAGATTGGTACATGGAGATGGCTTGTGAAGCTCGCGGGGCGACTGATTTTAAAACACAAGCGGCACTCGATAAGGGGATTTAATGAAAAAGTTGTTACTGGTATTTGGCCTAGCCTTTTCCTTCCAGTCCGCCGCCGCAATTCAGTGTGGTGGGTACCGGCTCACCTTAAACGACAGTGAAGGTATGCTTCGAATTAATGGGGAAAAGGTTCATACCCAAAAAGTTAGATATTTAGATAAGCCTGGTGATGATGCAAATGCGAAATGGGACATGACCATAATGCCTGCCAGTGACGGGCGCATGTACGGCTTTGAGTTAATTAAGCGCAATGGCAAGGCATTACTCAATGTTGAGCTTATCCGGCGTGACATAGACGCACCGCGCCTTATTGGCTCTTTCGACTGCAAGAAAATATCGGATTAAGGGGGATTCAGTGGCTAACGTAAGACCTATAGACGACCAAGAAGTATTTGAAGCAGGTGTGAAGCTTGCCGTTTCCCAGGCGCGAAGTGCGACCCCTGGCATAATCCAATCATTCGATCCCGAGTCGATAACGTGCGTTGTTTCTCTCGGCCTAAAGGGAAAAAACTCTGGCGAATATGGCGCAACGAGCAAACCGGCACCAGAATTTCCGCTGCTGGTGGACGTGCCGGTAATCTTCCCACGCGGGGGCGGCGTCACACTGACGTTCCCGGTTGAGGCCGGTGATGAGTGCCTGGTGGTATTTGCCGATCGCTGCATCGATTTCTGGTGGCAGAACGGCGGCGTGCAGGAGCGTGTGGATACTCGCATGCAAGATTTGTCGGACGCCTTTGTCATTCCTGGCCCGCAGTCGCAGGCGCAGAAAATCACCGGCATCAGCACCAGCACGGCGCAGCTGCGTACTGATGACGGCTTGGCCTTTATCGAACTGGATCCGGGTAGCCATGCGGTAACCGTCACCACGCCGGGCAAACTGACCGCCAGCGCCCTGGGCGGTACCGAAATAACCTCCCCCGAAATCGTGCTCAACGGCAACGTAACGATCAACGGCAATCTTTCTCAGGGCATGGGTGCCAGCGGCGGAACGGCGACAATGCAGGGGCCGGTGACGGTCACCAAGGATGTGACAGCGGGCGGAAAGGGCTTAATGGGCCACACGCACGGCGGCGTTCAGAACGGTAACGGCAGCACAGGAACACCACAATGAAAAACGACAGCAAAGCAGCACAGGGCAACCCGACACAGTTGGAGAAGATCACCCCACTGGATGGTGCTCAGGCTCCAATCATTGACGACCCGGCGATGCACAGCGAGTTACTGGGTGCGGGAAAATTCGCTGAGAGAGCGACCAGCAAGGAATCAATCCATATCGAAGCGTTAAATATCAGCACCAAATAAAGCCCACAGTAAGCCCGCCACCAGCGCGGGTTTTTCTTTTGTCATGCTCTGCAGTTCTGACTAGGCATTACAGGAGTCATTCACAGAGTGGCTTCGATAATGCTCAGGCAGAGCGCCACCTGTCGCAGTCTCCCCGCCTTAACCGTGACGCGCTGCCTTTTACGCCGAGTGGGTGGGATTAATCAATAACGGGTAACACCAGGCTATACGTCATTGCAGGCGGCCTACCGGTGCCGTGGCGGAAGAAACCGGGAGTAATACAGAGTAAAGGATTGTTCTAAATGGCGACCAGCTTTCGCTTTGGTCGCCATGATTAACAGGTAGCAACTTCAATATCCAAGTGGTTTTGAATCTAAGTCATTAATTAGATTGTTTTTTACTGACTCGTAGACTCTGCCATTTGCAGCGCCCCTTTGGGCAGGAATGATGTGTCCCATTGGGCCATGTATCAATATGGCTAAAGTGTAGGAAATCTCCGGCTCAATACCATTTGTACGCCGTTGCCATAGCTCTGGGTTGCGATTTCTATCTGTAACGACATCAAATACTAAGCCAATTAAGTCAGGTAGACAGTGTGAATTAAAACCTCCATCTGGAGATAGTTCCATCTCAAGAAGGCTCTCGATTGGAGGAAAGTTGGTGGTGCCGGGTTGGTAT